ACCCGGCATAGCGTGCGACGGTTGTCTGCCACGGGACGCCGACCGCCGCATACTCGGAGACCACTTGAGCTTCGGCCAGCTCTTCCGCCGGTACGGGATTGCGCCATACCGGCGCGGCGTCCACGTCCAATAGGCGCATAAGGTCAACTAGCGCTTCCCCGCCTTCGCGCTGGTGGTTCAATAAATGTTCAACGAGTGGCATTTCGTCGGCTTTGATTGCTTCTCCGCTGGGGTTCGCGCCCGCGTTGACTCGCATATGGCGGGGGAGTCCGGCGATGGTGAACAGTCCATCTATCTCGGATGTTTTGCTGTTGTCGTAGTTGGATAGTTCGGTGACGCTCATTTCTTGCACGCGCGTCGCCCCGTCATCGGGGTCCAGGACTATCGCGTTGTCGGGCGCGTTTCGGAGGTCATAGTTGGTCACCTCTTGTCGGGTGAAAAACACGCGCTGCCGGAACGCACCAAACTCGGCGGCGACTAGCTTGTTGGAGCATAACTTGTTGATCCTGTCCTGGCTTTGGCTGATCTCGTCGATTAACACCGGCCCGTCGCCGTATGGGGCCACGTCTACTGCTGGCACAAACCCCAGGCCGGGGGATTGGCTGCCTTCGACGACGGTGTACTTCGTATAGTCTGCGCCCTCTCCCTCGTAGGCGAGCGTTTCCTCTGGGTAGTAGAGGGTGATGGTGCGCCGCTTATCTGGTGTCCCGTCCCCTTTCAAATGTTGGAAGACCTGCCCGGCTACGCGGAAACTGTTGGGGTCCATCGGATCGCGTAACCCGGCCATCCGTGTCGGCGGTACGACGTTCAATGTTGTGTCTGCGCCTTCTCGGGTGACCGCAATCCAGGCCGTCCCGAAACTGAGCGCCCACCGCCACAAACGATCTTGCCGTTGGCCGAGTCGGCTTTTCTCCCATAGTCCGGTGGCCGTTTCAGCGTCGGGACCGGTCCAGCCTGTGATCTGTAGGCGGCTCAACCGTGCGCCGACGGCTAGGCCGCAATAGTTTTCTGTCATCGACCCGACGAGTTCCTTGAACGACTGAGCCAGCTTCGGGGTGGCGTAAACGTCCGGGTGGTCGCCTTGGTAGTAGGCCCAACGTCGGGTTAGCGCTTTATCTTGGGTCCTTGTAACGATCTGTTGCATGTCGTCTGCGTGCGTTTCTTGAAGCATGGCCCAGAGTTTACAGTCTCTCTTCCCCCTTCGTATCTCAAGCTGCGACGACGCCTGACTCCGCTAGGTGCGGAATGATCTTGCTCGACGCATCGGCCGGTGTTCGACCAACTCGGTTATGGCCCACACCATCGCGTCCAGCCGGTCTGGACTGTTCGGCGAACCAGCGGCCCAGGTGACGAGCTGCGTCTCTAAATCGGGGAGCGAACCCACAATGTGGACGCGGCCCTGCTCGCTTAATGCTGCCACCGGCTCAGCGCGCGTAAGTTTCCCCCGACTCGCCCGCACCGACCGATATGGGATGTCTGGGCTGGCCTGCCTTAGGACGGTCTCTATCAGGTCTCCGCCGTTGTTCGTTTCGCCTATTACGCGGTCCGCCTCGTATTTATGGTAGGCGGTTGTGGCGGCCACCGCCCACCCGTCCGGCGTGTAACGGTCCGACAGGTCAGCGACAATATAGTAATGTTCACCCGACTTACCGGCGACTACTATCCCTGTCTCGTCGCTGTCCGGCCCGCTGGTTACGGCTGGATCTACCGCCACCACTATCCTTTCAAGGGCGGGTGCTTCTCTGACCCTGGTCAGGTCTAATCCTGTCAAACTCCACAGGGCACCTTCCACGTCGTCCAGGACCTCTCCTAATAGTTCCTGTTTGCCCATCCGCGTGCCACCGTATAGTCGGTCCAGTTCCTGGAGTGCGGCGGCACTCAGGTTGTCAGCGTTCTCGTGGGTGCTGCCACGGGTGACGGTGGTGCCGTCCTCTTCCAGCAGGGCGCGGACGCGGGCGGTGGGGCGTGGGGTGGTGGTGACTACGACGCGGGGCCGGTCCCCGAGGCGCAGCCCCAGTTTCAGGTTGGCCCAAGTCTCGTCGTACCGCCACGCCGCTAGTTCGTCGGCCCAAGCACCGTGATGTTGGGGGCCGCGTAACCGGTCAGGCTTCTCGGCGGTGTAACCCTGGATGGTGCTGCCGTTCGCTAAGACTAGTCGGCCTTGGGACTTGTTGTGTTCACGGATCAGGCCGTACCTGTCAGCGACCGCCACCAAACCGGATTCGCCTTGGAACATCACGTCGCGCATATCGGACCAGGTGGCAGCTATCGCCGCCCACCGGGTGCCAGGTAGTCGGGCGGCCTGCCACACGGTCTCCTCGCTACCTGTCCGAGTCTTGCCCCATCCCCGCCCGGTGAGGATCAGCCAAGTCAGCCAGTCCCCGGCGGTGGGGAGTTGCTTCGGGCGAGCGTGGTGGTGTGTCCACGCCACACGGGCTGCGGCTATCTCAGCCCCGGTCGGCATCGTCCAACAACTGGACGAGGGCCGCCACTTCGGCATCAATCTCAGTGGTGCCGATGGCGACTTCGACTTCGACTTGTACCGGGGCGTCCAAGCCGAATAAGCGGGCTCGGCGGTCCATGACCCGCAAGATAACTAAAGCTGCCTTCTGGTCGGGGGGGGTGACCACTCCGTCCGGTGCCGTAGAGCCGACGGCGTGCGGCCAATGCGCCCGCTGCAACCGGTCCAGCCTTACGCCTTCTTGGGTTCGCATCAGGTCGGCGGACTCATGCTTGGATTCCTCCAATGCCCGCAAGACGAGGGTACGCACCCAAGTTGGGTCGTACCCGAGGGCTTCCCCTATCTCCCGAAACGTCGCCCCGGCGGCTCGCAAGCTCGCGGCTCGCCACATCGTCTCGGTTGTCTGTTTCACACGGTCCGGTTGAGTGATCGACTTGCGGTCCTGTCCATGATTCGTGCCGTCGGGTCGGCTCGGTGGGTGTCCGTCGTTGGCCATCGTCTCACCTTTCCCTGATCCAGTCCGAGATCTCCGCTGCTACCGTATCCGCCGGGCGGGTCGCATCCACCACCCTAACTGGCAGAGCCGCTATCAGCCGCTGCGTCTTCGTCCACCTTCCACTTACCCACGCCGCCGCCTGTTCGCTCCCCCTAGCCTTAGCGCGGGCCGCTACGACGGCCTTAGGCGCTACCAACGCCGCGACGCGGACATCATGACCGGCTACGGTGGCCGCCTCAAAGAACTTCACCGTCGCTAGCCTATCGCCCTCCCCGACGATCAACACCGAATCGGGTTGCCTCTCTAGCCAGTCAACGGCCTTCGGGAGGACGCTCATGCTCAACGTGTCAGTGCCGGGGAAGTCTCGGTCACCCCGCCCCAATACGATCCCCTCCGCGCTCACTTGGTGGGCAAACGGTTTCAACTGCAACGTCAAACTCCAACCGCTGGTCACCGACGCGAGCGCCGTCGACTTGCCGACACCAGGGGGGCCGATCAGATAGCGGACAGTCACCGGAGTTCAACCCCGCCCGCTAAACGGTCCTGAACCTCACCTGTCACGACCACGTCCACCGCCAGATGGATACGTTCCTCGTCGCTGGGATTGGTGACACTGTGGGGTTTCCTCGCGTCCAAATAGAACACGCCCCCGGCTGGTAGGTGACTGGTGGAAGAGGAACCATCGAACCGCCACACCGTCCCCGTCGCCGCTGGCGTGGTCACCAAGGGTATATGGAACCGGACTAGTTGCCCGATGTTCGTCCCGTGGGAGTTATCAGTGTCCGAGTCTATATGCCGGTCCAGCCCGCCGCCTTGTAACCGCATGAGGCGTATCCGGTCGAACTCTCCCCACCACGGGACAGATTTGATCCACTCCACCGTCCCAGGGAACCGTGCCGTGAGGTCCGTCCAATCACATGGGTACGTCATCGCCTCGGGGTGGCCGCGCTGCCATTTGCGGGGCATCTCGCTGGGCTTTATCCCCCACGCAGGGTCGGGGCGGTAGCCGCGTAACGATAAACCAAGCCAAGCGCCAGCATTGTAGTAGGGGAAGTCGTCGTCCCAACCCGTAGCCGCCGACGCTTCCGCCGCCAACGTTCCGACTGGTGGGTCAATATCTTGCATCCGCGCTAGCGTCGCCTGGTCCCGCGCCTCGTACTCATACGCCGACCCGTTATGGAAACACGTCACGATCCCCGACGCTGGGGTGACTTTCGTCGCTAACGGTTGCTTCCCCTGCCCAAGCAACGCTGCCGTCAGTTCTTGGTCCTCCGCGTAGGCGAAGACGTGACTGTACTCGGACAGGTCTGGGACAGGCGCCGATGGTTCCCTGGCGACGTGGGTGAGAATGTTCGCCTCCGGTGG